CCACTGCCTGGATTAGCGCGAGACAATCCACCATTATCTGAATTTGATAATTTCATTTGATTAACTGAATTAACAGTATTATAGAGACTAAGAGGGAGAGGAATGTTTTTAAGAGGTGTGTTCTTACCGGAACCTCTTTCGAAACCTGTGTATTGTTGCCACAGTACCTCATCGTTCTGGTACATGGATTCAACCGATTCCATAGTAACAACGACTTGACCTTGATTAAAATCAACCAATCTACCTCGATGGTGTATATGCACCCACTCTATAAAATCAGATATCAAAGAGCGAGTATTGACATCAGCCCAGCTTGTAGCGCGTAGACTATACGCTCTACCCAATTGGTAACCCAAGGCATCGCTATTTTTGGCCCCCCACATAAGAGAGGACATCACGCGGCCATGGTCAGCCAAAGGCAAATAAAAATTTTTAACGATAGTATCTTCCACAAAACCATGTGAAAGAAAATCTAATTCCCGAATCAAACGGAAATCCCAGCAATCCGCAGTAATTACTACGTTAATAGACGCGAGAGTATCGCGAATAATTATGGGATTAAATCGATGCCGTACGAACGAACTCACACTAAAAGTGTTATCGTCACCATACATAGCAACCCGCAGATGGAACTCCATCGCCTCATAAGTGCACAATTCTGGCTCATCTTCAAACACAATAAACCACACATATGCAAAGCATCGTATGAGATAAAAAGAGTTATCGACGACGGTATTAGTACTCCCAGAGGGATTCGACGTATTCTTACGTAAGAGTAAAGCCGGTCCAACTGAATTCGGCAATATCATTAAAGAAAAGATCATAAATCGATAAATATTTGTCAATCTCGACACATTTAATACGTTTTTCGTACGACGTGACATTCGACTAATTCGATAGCGCAATTGCGCCTCCATAGCTTCCACAAACATGGAGAAATCACAACCTTTAACATCAAGAGCACTTCCATACTCCAATTCGTTTAATTTGTGATATAATCGATTCCAATTGCCAAAGAAGGGGGTCATACCTACATAAGACCATGTTTTCCCATTACAAGCATAAAATTGGTGATTAAAATCAAGACATAGTCGATTCATCGCCACCACTAGTTCAACTGGACTAGCAGTAAAAATACGTCCGTCACCTGAGGATACCTTCGCGTTCTCGCGCATTTCACGTTTAAAAGCGATCGTCCAAACAGGTTCGGGTGGACAGCAATGTAGAAGCTGCCACCAATTTTCAATGAAAACATCAGCCATCGGATGTTCAAAGAAATGTTTTTTATCATGATAACCACCCGATGTCCAGGGCCATCCAGGGCTCGTAGACATGTCCAAATGACTCTTAACTGTAAAAGCCTCATAGACAACTGTGTTGCTAATGTAATTATCAAAATGATGTGAAATAAAACCACACGCATAATCCCATGCCTTCTTATTTAGCACGGGTTGCGGGCGATCATATTTTAACACAGCACGGTTAAGAGCCGCCTGTGTTGGTTGAATTTGTCGATGAGTCCAATCGATTTTAATATCGTGGGCTTCCAAAAACTCTAAAAACAAGGTATTTTCAATTTCATTAAATTTGGTACTGAAATCCTTGCGACCCATTGCCACAACACGTAAGTGTTGTGCCTTGAAGTTGGCACCGAAGCCTGTAAGTCTACTAGAATATAGATCACGAGTAGTGATTCCATTAATAATAGCTATTTCATTCAGGCCCCCCAAATCCAAGGAGGGTTCTATAAGTTTTTTGACATTGTACTACGAGTACACCAGTTCAGAGTTTTAACTCCATCACCAGGACCACCTTGTACATGCAAACCGACAACATGGCCTTTTCCATCCATAATAGGATACCCACAATCACCAACTTCAGTGCTTGCAGTGTGGGAAACAAATCCCATGGATTGCTCATGTAAAGCTCCTGCTAGGAAACCAGTAGCCACATTACCACCACGACCATGTAACAAATAGATAGGCATAAGAGCAATAGGCATAGGAGCCCATCTAGCTGCGGCCCCAACCGGATTAAATGATTTAAGATCCGAAACGGCTACACTAACTAGATCATCTCCATGATCAGTCCATACAAGTGAGCCAGTATAAACATCGACTTTGTTGTAAGTTAAAGTAACTACCCCTTGACCTTGAACCAAATGACCCGCCGTAAACATACGATTTCCAATTCTACATGCTCCTCCTTCATGCTGAACTCCCACATTCGACACAAATTTGAGATCGTAAATTGGATCCTGCCATTTATCACATATTATAGGTTGTGTTGTTTTAGATTCTAATTTAAAAAAAGAAGTGCAAACATGCACCAATTTACACGTAGATACCTTACAATTACCAGCAAAGGGACAAATGTCACCACGTACTGTATACCAATGTTGGCGCTTACAACCTTCAACATCTTTCGATGACGATGATGATGATTTTTCCCCTACTTGGTCAGGACAAGCACTACCATATTTGCAATACTTCTGCCCTTTCGCATACGGATCAATTACCTTACGAACATAAGCTGTATCGAGATTAGCTGCTTGTAATGGTTTGTGCTTAATTGGTTTCTTAATGATAGGTACATCGGTAATTTTCTTACCAGATTTAATGATAGGTTTACCTTTATGTTCTAAAACTAACTTACGTTGTTTAGATTCATTTTTATTACGGTAACCTTGATCATATTTATCGTAATGTTCTCCATATAAAATAACATGCTGAGTATCAAGAAATTTCTCAAATTTCTTCTCAGCAGCGGACAAATTTTCCAAGGCATATTTGTGCCAAGTACGATTTTTCATATCTTCCACAGCCTCAACTGCGTCAGAAAGTTCTTCAACTTCACGTTGCAACCGCTTATACTCATTCATTAGAGAATCATCTTGTTCCAAATACTCTAAGGCAAAATCATCATAATTATGCCAAGGATTTTTATTAGCACCCTTGGGTCGATTATTTTTAAACGAAATTTTACCTTCTTTTTTATATTTCTCTGAAACAACTGCAACATCATCTGTACGGAACTTAATCCAAACTAAGATGAGAGCTGATATCACTAACAAAACACCGACCAAAATAAATCGATGATTTTTAATCGCTTCAAAAAGTAACCAAAAAACCTTTATGTGGTAAATTATGGTTATATTCCTTAATTAAAGTCTGTCGAGCATCCAATATCTCCTTTTTAATCATTTTTTGATAAGCAGCAATTTCTTGCGCATCAAACTCGGGTATCTCGCTTTCAACATCGTCTTTCGATTCAACACGTTCAACTAAAGACATAGATTGATTTAAAGCTTTATTACGTTGAAAAATACGTAAAGCTTTAGGAACCAAATCTCGAGGATTAAGAAAATCGGGAAAAGCAGTTATACAATGCCAATCGTCACTATCCTTAGCTTCATCGAGAGTATCAGTGAAGTGGATATAAGCGTTGGAAATACAATGTATCTTATCTCGAGACCAATTTGAAGCCAAACTAACGTTTGCCCAATACACCGATGCTATCGTGTCCAAATTTCTCAAAACTTTGCGATAGTTCGTAAATTCATCATCAACTTCACTTTCAGTGAGATCTTCAATGAACACGTCCGATGTAGTAAATTTTTCCATACGGGAAACAACTTCCTCCGCGGATTCAGTTATAACTTCCGTTTTACCAGAAAAATATCCACCCAAAACGGATGCACTAGCGTTTACTGATCGTAACATAGACATAACTTTATGTAACATAGAAGTCATGTCAAACGCTAATTTCATATTTTTCCCAATAATACCAGCTGATCCAACAAACAACACAATCATGGCTCCTTCAAAAAGAGTCCAAAATTCTTTTAAACGTGATGTTTTTGATTCTAACACTGTTCTATTCTTTCGACCGTCAAGATACTTCTTTACTAAAAAATATCCACTGACTATACCAGTAATTAATGCTGGAATAGCAAGTTTACCCCAGACACTGTCAAAAACAGTTCTGAATAATGACGTTTTAGTTCCCATGACACGTGTCCATTCATTAGTAGTAACCATGCGTTTGAAATAAGCATTAATCAATGACATTCTAAACGAATTAAAACTAAGAACAGGGTGACATATCCAATTATAAATACAGATACGATTATGGATGCAAAAGGCGAGTGAAAAC